AATTCAAACTCTAATGCTGGTGCTGGTGACAGATCAAATAATCCAACAAAAAAAGCTACAAAAGCAGTTAAAAAAGCAGTTAGTTTTTCGCAAACTAAACATCCAACAGAAGGTATCGTTGATTCATATACTTTTAAAGATAGAAAGAAAAATCAAATGTATGGGGGGCAAGTATCCCAAGCAACAAATGATTATTTAGTTTCTATTGGTGAAGCTAAAAAAACTGGTGGTGGTGGATATATGCTTACATCAAAAGGATGGAAAATAAAATATGGTTCTTATAATGCTGGTGGCCCACAATCAGGAATGAATATGGGTACAGGTGGTGCTGGTGTCATGAATAAAATACCTATTTCAGAAAAAATGTTTCAATCACAACAAAAAACAAAAGCACTACTTGTAGGTGGATTATCTGTATTTGCTGGCCCTGTTGTTGGTTCAATAATGAGAATGGGTGCGGCTGATTCTTTAAATAAAACATATGGTGATTATCGTAAAAGTTTTACAGCTAATAAAGGTATGGGTAGTGTTCAATCACCTACAATAGAAAATACAGATGTTGCAAATTTAGCAATAGGTGAAACTGAAACAAATTATAATTCTAAAAAATCTAAAACAACTAAAAAAACATCTAAATTTTTTGCTGGTATGGGCGTAGATGAATCAACCAAGAAAAGGACATTTTATTCATAATGGTTTACACAAACACAGATATAGCACCGAACGTTTCTACTGATAAAAAGGTAGAAGCTATTTTAAAACGTTATAAAGAAGCAGATAATTTAAAAGCTCAATGGAAAGATAAATTTGAAGAAGCATATGAATATTGTTTACCTCAAAGAGAATCTTTTTATGATGAAAGTGCTGGTCAAAAACGTACTGATAAAATTTTTGATGAAACAGCTGTAGTAGGTATTCAAGAATTTGCGTCAAGATTACAAGCTGGTATTGTACCTACGTTTGCAAGATGGGCAAACTTTGAAGCTGGTTCAGAAATACCTGAAGGTAATATTGAAGAAGTAAATCAACAATTAGATAACATTACTCAATATATATTTGAAATTATTGGTAATAGTAATTTTAATTCTGAAGTCCATGAAGCATTTATGGATTTAGCTGTTGGTACTGGTATTATAGCAGTAGAAGAAGGTGACGCTATTAATCCAGTAAATTTTTCTGCTATACCTTTACCTCATGTATGTTTATCAAATGGGCCAACAAATAAAATTGATTCTGTTTACAGAAAAAGATCATGCAAACTTAATGAAATAAAAGTAATGTATCCTAAAGCTGAGATACCATCAGAAGTGATGGAATCAATGGATGAAAATAAAAAATGTACTATTATAGATGGTGTATATCAAGTCTATGATGAACCTAATGTAGAGAAATATAAACATTGTGTTATTTTATTAGATAAAAAAATTATTATTTTTGAAGAAGAATTTTCAGGTGTAGGTTCTAATCCTTACGTTTGTTTTAGATGGAACAAAGCGTCAGGCGAAGTATATGGACGTGGCCCAATCTTTAATGCCATGAGTGCAATTAAAACTACCAACTTAACAATTCAATTAATTTTAGAAAATGCACAAATGGCTATATCAGGAATATATCAAGTAGAAGATGATGGTATTGTTAATCCTGATAACATACAGCTAGTACCTGGCAGTTTAATTCCAATCGCTCCTAATTCAAGAGGATTACAGCCAATTAATACGGCTGGACGTTTTGATGTCGCTCAGTTGGTGTTAGAAGATATGAGAGCTAATATTAAAAAAGCTTTATACATGGAAACACTTGGTAGACCTGAAGGTACACCAATGACAGCAACAGAAGTAGCAGAACGTATGGCTGATTTATCACGACAAATTGGTTCATCATTTGGTAGATTACAATCTGAATTTGTTATTCCAGTATTACGTAGAGTTATACGATTATTAAAACAACAAGGTAGAATAGAACTACCAATGATTAATGGTAGAGAAGTTAAGGTACAAGCTATCTCTCCATTAGCAAGATCACAATATCAACAAGACATTAGTGATATAAACAGATTTCACGAAATTATCGGTAATACATTTGGCCCACAAGTTTTGAATCTTATCGTAAATCAAAATGCAGTAGCTAAACATATTGGTAGTTTAATGAATATACCTGAAAAACTTTTACGTTCTTCAGAAGAACAACAAGAACTAGCCCAACAAATGCAACAAATGGCACAACAAGGACAACTAGAAGGAGAAACAAATGACGTCATGGGAAGCCCTCAAGGACAACAAGGCCCAGTCTAAACCAATCAATTCTATTGATGGTTATGCTCGTAAACCTGAAACAGAAAAATTATTAAATCAGTTAGTAGCTTCTGTTTTCAAAGATGATAACGGAAAACAAGTTTTAGCATATTTAAAGTCTATTACTACAGAAGCAGTAGCTGGGCCTAATATGTCTACTAATGAATTATTTCATTTAGAAGGAAGAAGATTTTTAGTTGCAATTTTGCAACAACGCATCAATGCACATCAACAGGAGAAAAAATAAATGAGTGAAGAAGATAACAAACAGGAAACAACACAACAAGAATCAGCCAAACCAGAATACATATCTGATAAATTTTGGGATACTGACAGGGGAGAGGTAAATGTTGAATCGCTAGGTACATCATATAATTCTTTAGAAAAAAAGTTAGGACAGCGTACAGATGAATTAACAAAACAGATACGCACAGATATAGAGCAAGAACGTAGTGCAAATGTTCCTGAAAAATATGAAATTAAATTACCTGAAATACCTGAAGATATAGAGTTAGATGTTAATGAAGATCAACCTTTATTACAATGGTGGTCTAATACTGCAAAATCTATGGGTTTATCACAAGATCAATTTAATGAAGGTATTAATACTTTTGTACAAAATGAAATAGCTGGATTACCAGATATAGAACAAGAAAAAGTTAATTTAGGCGATAATGCTGTTGAAAGAATTGAATCTGCTGATTTATGGGCAAAAAAACATTTATCAGAAAATGCATATAGTGCAGTTGCTAGGTTATCTTCTACAGCAGAAGGTGTAAAAGCATTAGAGGAAATAATAGCATTAAATAAAAATTCGGTAATGCCACAAACACCAACAGCAGTAGAGAGTAAACCTTCGTTAAGTGATTTACGCTCTATGATGAAAGACCCTAAATATTGGAAAGATGGAGAGAAAGACCCAGCTTATATAAGTCGTGTTACAAAATTATTTGAACAAGCATGACTTGGAAACATAATTTAGTTTTAGTAATTTGGCGTGATACTCGAGAAGTAGATTCAGGCACATGGCATGATATGTCTGAAGTTATTAAAACAAACTCGGCTGTTATACGTAGTGTTGGATGGGTAGTTCAAGAAACTGATACTGATTTAAAAATATCAGCCGATCAACCTGAAGATATAGGTGACACTGAAGTAGGGCGTACAACTATTATTCCTCGTGGGTGCATTGAGGAAATAATAAATGTGCGTTGCGAAAAAGAAGATGATTAGTCATTAATCGCCTCAAGACCTTTAGAGTACGCAAATTGCCCGTTAGGATAACTTTTTAGCAAACTTAAAAGACAATCGGTTAACCTTAACTAATGGAGAAATAAAATGGCTAGTACTATAACTAACGCCTTTATTACTCAGTTTGAATCAGAAGTACACATGGCGTATCAACGTATGGGTGCTAAATTAAAAAATCTGGTAAGAACTGTGAATGGTGTAAGTGGCTCTAGCGTAAAATTCCAAAAAGTTGCAAAAGGTACAGCAACTACTAAAGCAAGACATGCTGAAGTAGTAGCGATGAACCTAGCTCACTCTAATGTGTCTGCGACTTTATCGGATTATTATGCGGCTGATTACATTGACAAACTAGACGATTTGAAGATCAACATAGACGAAAGACAAGTAGTTGCACAAAATGCGGCTTACGCTCTTGGTCGAAAAACTGATGATATCTTAGTAGATGTTATGAAAGCTGGAACTTCAATCGCTAATAACGTTAATTCATCTGCTACAGGTATGACATTAATTAAAGCTAAAAATATGCAAAATATTTTTGGTACTAATGATGTTCCTGATGATGGACAAAGATATTGGGCAGTAGGCCCAGCTCAATGGGGTGACCTAATGAGTGTAGATCAATTCTCTCGTGCCGAGTATGTGGGAACTGAAAACTTACCATTTACGAATGGTGAATCTACTGCAAAAAGATGGATGGGCTTCTTATGGTTTGTTCATTCTGGTTTATCTGTTGCAACTGACAGACAAACTATAGCTTGGCATAAATCTTCTGTGGGTCTTGGTATCGGCCAAGATGTTAAAACAGAGGTAAATTATATTCCTGAAAAAGTATCTAACTTAGTAACTTCTTCTCTCTCTATGGGAGCAGTAGCTATTGATGGTGACGCTTTAAGGGTACAGCTTTGTGCTGAATAGGAAAGGAGATTAATTATGGCTTATGCAACTAGCAATCCAGTAAAAAAGATTTCCCAAATGGGAGATACTAATGCTCTTTGGTACTATACAGACGGAGACGCTATCGGCACTATTGATGACGCTGATTACTTTCTAGCAGATTATGGAAACTTAACTGCTGGAGATATTATTTTTGTAAATAGTGGTGGCTCAAACGGAGTTGTAGATATTCT